AGGACGGCGCGCCGCTGCAACCGGACGGTCTGACACAATCATTACTAGCGGCCAAGGTGTTAAAGATGAAACACCGGCAGCAACTAAAAAATTATTGGGGGATTATTAGATGGGCGGTAGTCGGCCAGCACCAGCACCGGCACCAGCACCCGCACCGGTGGTGGTGAAGAAAGAAGAAGACCCTTCAGAAATTTTAAAAAGAAAACGCATTGCAGAAGGCCGCGCCACCGGATCGTCAACCGGTGACGGCGAAGGTAGTAGCGCAACCAAACAACTCTTAGGTAATTAGCATGGGTGGCACAGGTGCAATTACAACTATGGCAAAGAAATTCAACCCCCCCGTTGGCGCGCCGGGTGCCGCTCCCACAAGCGGTGGCGCGTCAACACCAGATTTAAGTGTGGCGCAGAAACCGGGCGGCGCAAAACAAAACGGGTTTGGTCTTGAAGCTTTAGGTGACAGCACCGGCGTACAAGTTGCAAACACTGGTGAAGTAACCAACACTAAGAAGAAACCCACCACAACACTGTTAGGGCAGAAGTTGTAATGGCTACAAGTATGACCCCTGAACGCGTCATTCAGCGTTACGATGAATTAGAAAGTGAAAATGGTACGTGGCGCAATCATTGGGATGAAATAGCGGACCGAGTTCTACCGCGCTACGCTGACAGTATGCAATCTCCCGACAATGGTATGACACGCGGCCAGAAGCGCACCGAAAAAATGTTCGATGCCACGGCGGCGCTTGCCCTTGATCGGTTTGCTGCTGCAATGGAAAGTATGCTGACGCCCCGCAATCAGAAGTGGCAACGGCTTAAACCTTCCGATAACGTCTTAGCTAAAGACCGCAGCGTGAAGCTTTGGTTCGAGGAAGCAACGAACGAATTATTTAAACAACGCTACTCCCCGAAAGCAAATTACGCCAGTCAACAACATGAAGTGTGGATAGGGCTTGGTGCGTTTGGTACCAGTATTATGTACACAGACGCACACGACAAAGGCGGTTTGCGGTATCAGGCTACCGATCTGCGCGAAGTGTTGTTCGAGCTAAACCACCAAGGTATTGTCGATACATCTTACCGGAAGTTTTCACTAACCGCGCGGCAGATGAAACAGCGCTTGGATGTTGGTCGGTGGGATAGCTTGCCGGACGCCGTGATGAAAGCGGCGAAAGAAAAACCTGACCGTAAGTTTGAAGTAATTCATTGCGTGCGCCCTCGTGCCGAAGTTCAGCAAGGGAGGGTAGACGCCAAAGGTAAAGAATTCGCATCTTACTATGTTTCCATTGAAGGCAAACATATGTTGAGTGAGGGCGGCTACGACACCTTCCCTTATCAGGTGTCACGTTATGTTACTGGCCCTGGTGAAAAGTTTGGGCGCTCCCCTGCTATGTTGGCGTTGCCAAGTATTAAAGTTTTGAACGAGCAAAAGAAGACGATGTTGAAACAAGGCCACCGTACCGTGGACCCTGTTCTACTTTCACACGACGATGGCATTCTAGATACGTTCAGCATGAAACCCGGCGCAATGAACGCCGGGGGTGTTAGTGCTGAAGGTCGTGCGCTAGTTCATGCGCTGCCCACCGGTAGTTTGGCCGCTGGTCAAGAACTGATGGACATGGAACGCACCACGATCAATGATATTTTCCTAGTCAGTCTTTTTCAAATTCTAGTCGAAACACCAACTATGACGGCTACCGAAGTGTTGGAACGCGCCCGTGAGAAGGGCGCCTTACTTTCACCAACGATGGGCCGTCAACAGTCTGAACAGTTAGGGCCAATGACCGTGCGTGAAGTTGATCTTTGTATGAAACAAGGATTGTTCCCTCCTATGCCCCCGGCGTTGATTGAAGCCGAAGGTGAATTTGATATCGAGTACGACAGCCCCCTATCACGCGCGCAACGCGCCGAAGAGGCAAGCGGCTGGCTTCGCACACTCGAAGCGGCCATTGCTTTTGCCAACACCACGCAAAACATTGGCGTGTTGGATAACTTCGATGAAGATATTATCTATCGTGACTTGTCAGAAATTAACGCCGTACCGGCGTCGTGGATGCGCGGCGAAGACGGTGTGGTGAAGCTACGCGAAGATCGCGCGCAACAACAACAGATGCAACAAGCCATTGAAGCGGCACCGGCAGCGGCTGGGGTAATGAAAGCGTTGGGTTAATGAATGAGATTGTAGATCGCGTAAAAGATTATTTAACCACACGCGGACAATCTTACCGATTCACCTTCAAAGGTGTTCATGGTGAGGCGGTGCTACAAGATTTGGCTAAGTTTTGCCGTGCTGATGATACAACGTTTTTACCGGACGCTCGTGCGAGCGCGGTGCTTGACGGGCGCCGTGAAGTTTGGTTGCGAATACAGAAGCACCTAAACTTAACTGATGACGAACTGCAAAAGTATTTCAACCCTAAATAGGAGAACATAGATTATGGATGAAGCAACAGGGTCCGAAGGTACGGGCAACCCCGAAGGTTCACAAGAAAGCGCACCGGCGGCGGGATCACCAGCAACGGGCGCCCCACAAGAGAATGCGTCAGGCGTTGCACTTAATGACGGCGGCACACCACATTGGTTAGATGGGGTGCAAGACCCATCAACAAAAGCGTGGGCCGAAGCTAAAGGTTTAAAAAACGCCACAGTTGAAAATGCGTTGGGTAGTTACCACAATCTTGAAAAGATGATGGGCGCGGAGAAAGCAGGCCGTACCGTCACACTACTTGGTGATGATGCGACACCCGAAGAACGCAATGAATTTTACGGAAAACTTGGTCGGCCTGAAGCGGCGGACAAGTACAGCTTACAAGCGCCAGAAGGTACAACCGACACCACGCGTCTTGATATGATGCGTAACGCGGCGTTCGATGCCGGTATCACTGAAACGCAAATGAACGCACTCGCGGCGGCTGATGCCCAATACCTTGAGTTAGCCACCAATAGGTTTAACGATGATGCCGTGGTGTCAACGGCTGAAGCTACCTTAGAATTGAAAAAGGATTGGGGCGCGGCTTACGATCTTAAAGTAGCAGGTATTGATGTGGCGGCAGCGAAGTTAGGTTTCACTGATGGACAACTCGACGGTCTTCGTAATACGATGGGACCGGTTGCCGCTATGAAATTTGTTGACGGCTTGAATACCAAGATGGGTGATCACAATTACGAAAGTGGTGAAACACTCACAGGTGAATTTAAAACACCGGAACAAGCTAAAAAAGAAATGGGTGAACTCACCATAAATAAAGAATTTATGGACGCTTGGACGGACCGGACACACCCCGGCCATAAGGCAGCGGTTGAAAAGAAAGCGGCGCTGGCCCGTCTACAAGCTGGTCACATATAATGGCTACACAAATACGTCTTGAAGCTATGAGGTTAGCCAGTGGCTATGAGTTCAAATCTATTGAAAAAACTTTAGTAATGGCAGAACAAATCGCAGAGTACATTGAGTTTGGGGCCGGGGGAGAGCCTCCGGCACTAAAGTTGGTTGCAAAAGCCGACCGGAAGAAACTAAAGTTGCCGTTTAAGGCATAACATTTAAACACAACACACTTGCAATTTTTTTTATTTTATGCCAATAGTAAAAGTAAGCGCACCTTTTGGTGTCGAACCGGTTAGTCTGATAACCCGCAAGGGCCAGCGATAACCTCAGTAGTGGCCCCGGTATTCCACTGGATAAGCCTTTAGCTTTTTGTTTAACTTTGACAGAAAGAAGGCAATCCAATGTCAAATGAAATCTTAGACTGGTCAGTAATTGACTATAAGTCTACCGTAGAGGCGTTGTTACAACAGCGCGGCTCGAAGTTCCGTATGTGTGTTATGGAAGACAGCTATACCGGAAAATCGGGTAAAGCGGTAAACCAAATCGGTGCCGTCAATGCTCAAAAGCGAACCACACGACACGCTGACACACCATTAATTGAAACTCCCCATGATGCTCGTTGGGTTTTCCCTTCGGATTATGAATGGGCAGATTTGATTGATACCCAAGACAAACTCCGCACAATCGCTGATCCCACTTCGCCGTATGCTATCAACGGCGCAATGGCCCTTGGCCGTGCAGTGGATGATGTCATTATCACGGCG